ACATACAATCTAATGTAGAAGATATACAAGAGGATGTAGAAGATATACAATCTAATGTAGAAGATATGCAAGAAGATGATGATGAGGAGGAAGATGATGATTTGAAAGAGATTAGAGATACATTAAATAAACTAATGAAAGAAGTTATTGCATTGAAAAATAAAAAAGCTAAAAAAGATATAGCATAAAATAATTAACCTCACTTTTGTGAATCTTTTTCATTTTTTGATATATAATATAAAACAATCAATATTATGAGCGAGAATTCACAAGAAGATCAATTAAAAGAGTTTATAGAAAATGAAGAAGCTAAAAAAGCTGCTCCTAAAGTTATAGAAGCTCCTACTATTCCTATGCCATGGCAAAAATCTGAAGATAGAATATCTATGGGCAATCAAATTGGCTGGCAAAAACTACCACTTGGTGATTTACCAACAAAGGGTTTGTTTTATCCAGAATCAGCAGAAATATTAATTAGAGCAGCAACTTCAGCAGAGATACGTCACTGGTCAACATTACAAGAAAATGATCCATCTGCATTAGATGACATGCTTAATTATGTATTAGAAAGATGCTGCACTTATAAAACACCAACTGGCATATCTTCATGGAAAGATATTAAAGAAGTGGATAGATTTTATATTTTACTTGGTATCAGGGAATATACTTTTATTAATGGTGAAAATAATCTACAAGTTAGTGTGTCTGAGTCTAACAAAATTAATGTTAGTAAAGATATGATAGATTATATTAACTTTGATGAACAAATAATGAAGTATTATAATCCAGATAAACGATGTTTTTCTGTTATATTAAAAAATGGAAAAACTTTTGATGTTACTATTCCTAGTGTTGGTGTAACTAATTTCTTAAAAAATTATATCAATAGAAAACAACAAAGACAAGAAGCAATAGATAGCGATTTTATAACATTTGCTTCTTTCGTAATAATGGATTGGAAAGGTTTAAGCGATACAACATATGAAAAAATAGTAATTGAATCAAATAACTGGTCTGATTATCAAATTTCTGCAATGACACATATTAAAGATATGTTTGCATCCGCAATCAACCCTATAATTAAATATACTGATGAAGGAGGTGCGGAGCGCTCAGTTCCATTGAACTTTCTCGGAGGGATCAAGTCTATTTTCCTTATTTCAAATCCATTTGGATAATTGGTCTAAGATTGAATTTATTTGTACAACTAAATTGGGTGTAAACCTTCTAGTTTTAGATCAACTAGAATTTTGGAGAATTGAAAAACTCTTACAAAATTATCAAGAATCTTTAGAACAAGAAAAACGACACCACGATAAACAACAAAAGGAACAAGATAAACAATCATCTTCAACCAAAACACCATCAGCAGCAGATTTTAAAATGCCTAAGATGTCAATGCCTAAGATGTCAATGCCAAGATAATAAAAGGACGTAGCAATACGTCCTTTTTGCGTTTTAAGCGATCTGAACACTTATTATTTTATGCTTATGGAATTCATATAAAATAAAAAAAGATTTATCTGTGCCAATCTAAACACTATACATGGGTATATATAAATAAAAGATATTATGAAAAAAAATCTAAAAATTGTAATTTATGTCTTGGCTCTAATCTTAGTGTCATTTATTGTGTATAAATTAATTACACATAAAGAAGTACCATTTAATAAAGTCATTCTTAATAAACATAACTATGTGTTTAATATGACACAAACACCATATCTTGATACTATTGTGTCAGTTGGGCTTGACCAAATGAAGATGGATAGTGTTATAGTTACAATAAAACCATTAAATAGTTCAACTTCTACTGATTTATTTGGAGAAATTTCTATATCATCATACATTGTAGGATATGGCAACACATATATAATTTATATTACACCATCTACGAAAATGAATTGCATAAATATCCTATCTCATGAGTTAATTCATTTAAATCAATATTATAGCAAAACACTGGTTGTAAAAGGGCTGGTTTGCACATGGAAAGGTGACACTATAGATACAAAGAAGATAGCATACGAATCTAGACCGTGGGAAATTGACGCGGAATCTAATAAAATATTATTATCTTCTAAAATTAAAGCCGTATTGATAAAGTAGATATATAAATAAAATAACTGCTCAATGAATCAAACTGCAAATGAATTATTAAATAAGATACTGGGGGTTTGCGTTAACATTAATACAAGTTTGTCTAAGGGATCGACTTCTTCACCAGCCGGAGAAAATGATAAAGCAAAAAATACAGGAATAGGTTCATTGGGTGACATATTAAGAGGTAGCACCGACAATAACAAAAAACTACAATCTGGGATAGCATCAATAAAAGATATATTAGGTAGCATAATAGCTTTTAACAAAGTAAAAATGAATACCAAAAAAATAGATGCAACAGCAATAGCTCTTAAAGGATTATTTGAGGTTGTAGTATGGATAGGAAGTAAAGAACGAACAATACATAATGCAGTAAAATTATTTGATTCACTATCTGATAGTCTTAAGGGAATTACATCATTCACTAAATCTATGTCAGTTTTCTTATTATCTATAGGCGGGTCTATATTATTAATGGCATTTAGTCTTTGGACTGCCGGAAAAATATTGGGTACCAACCCAGCTGGCGCGTTAACTGTAATGGCAGGAATTATTCTTGGATTATTAGGTTTAATGTTTTTAATTGGAAAAGCTGCATCTTACATTGCGCCAGGTACCGAAACAGTAAAAGGTATCGGAAAAGCATTAATGTTTTTATCAGGAGGATTACTTGCATTTGTTATATCATTAGGCCTTATTTCTTTAGTTCTTGGAACAGGCGCTGGTATTGGGGGAATTGCAGCTGCAATTGGCGTAATTGCTCTTGTTATACTAGGAGCTGTTGGAGCATTTGCTCTTATAGGAATGGCAGCTGCTTATATAGATAAAGGCACTAAAGTAATAGAAGGAATGTCATTAGGTTTAATAATGTTGGCAGGGAGTATACTTATAGTAGCTTTAGTTGCAACACTAATTTCTAAACTAGCTGGCACATCAGATAAGGATGAATCTAACGGTATATTTGGTAAGTACGGCCCAATGATAAAAGGACTAGGCGTTATAGGTTTAGTATTACTAGGGGCAGTTGGATTGTTTGTTGCATTTGACGCAATGTCAGCTGTAATTATTCCGGGTATTGCAATAGGATTTGCGGTTTCAGCTTATTTAATATTTTTATCGTTATCCATAGTAGCATTAGCAAAATCTATTAAATCTGTAATGACAACTCTTGGATCTGTAGATATATCAAAATTATCAACAGTATTAAGTGATATGATAAGCGGTGTTATATCTGGTGTTGCAAATGGATTCGCAAAAGGATTATCAAATGGTAAGACAGGAGTGAGTGGATTTGTAGAAGGAGTTAAAAATATGGCTCTTATAGGTCCGGCAATGGCAGTTTTAATGGGTATGTCAGTAACAATATCAATGTTTGCGTGGGCGTTAACTGCATTTGCCAACTTAGGCAATATGAGAGTAATAGAAGGATATGATAAAGTTACAGGAAAACCTATATTTGGGTCTACTGTAAATATAGCTGGTGTTGGCCAAACAATTTCTGCAACATTAAGCGATTTCTTAGTAAACTTAATAAAAAGTACAAATCAATTAACAACTAAACAGGCCAGAGCAATCAAAAAAATGGGTGCTGCATTAACTGGTAAAAATGGAATATTAAGCGGAGTAGTTCAGTTTGCTGATGTGTTAAAAACTTTTGCTCAATTTGGTAAAAATGGAGAAATCGGATATGTTAAATTAGTACCTGATGGAACAGATGAACATGGCCAAGCAAAATTTAAACAAGTTCCAGATACTGTAAAAATTAAAACTGTTGTTGATAATATAACATCTTCATTTACTCAATTTGTTACATCTATTACAGATCCAAGCAATATAAACAAGTTTGGAATAAATGGAGTAAATAAAGAAAGAATAGCAAATTTAACTGAAGCCTTGATGGGGTCAGATGCTGTTACATTTTTAGGAATAACAACTTCAAGAAAAACAATAGGTTTGTTAACTCCAATAAAAATGTTTGCCGATACATTAATGACATTTGGTAAGTTTGGAAAAGAAAATAAAATACCTACATTTGATGAAAATGGAATGCCAACAGGATCTGGAATTCTTGTATCAGATATTGCAGGAAATATAATGGCAATGTTAGGATCTTTTTCTGATAGCATTGCAAAAGACACAACCATAACAACTAGTATATCAGCCGCTGTTAAAAAATTAAGTGAGTTTGATGAGCTTATTAAGAAATTAGGTGAGATGGGTGCTGCGTTAGATCCATTAACTAAATTATCAACAGGCATAGGAACATTGGCGGATAATTTTGCTAGGTTAACATCATCTGTTGATGGTCTTAATGTAGATAAAATGGGTAAAATATCTGCAGTTAGCGCATCTGTAGTTAGTTCGCCAGGAAACTCTGCAGGAGCAATGGCTCAAAATATTACATCAACTGGCTCTACAAGTAATTCAACAACTATAAATAATCAATCAACTGTACATAATTCAACTCCTGCACCAGTAATGGCACAACAAAATATGCCAGATTGGAGTGAGTTTGCTCAACAAATTGGTAATGCAATTGCGGCTAAAATGGCATCAGAAATAAAATCAGGTCTATTCCATTTTGAATTTGCTGGAAAAACTGATGGTGTATTAGATATAAAATAAGAAAATATGAAAATAGTAAGAGAGCATCTTAACGAAATAAGACAAAATATAGAAGGATCCGGTTTAACTGCGATTGGTGTAGGTGGAAATGCGTTGATTGCTAAAATTAAAAAATGGTTTACAGACTTTAATAATAGTTATCCAAAGACGGTTAGCTATACAATAGATGATAATCTACATGTTGTACTAAATAGACAGACAGATTACTTATTTTTACGTAGTAAACTTCCAGAATTTATAAAAATTAAATTTAGACCAACATCATCTATGTTTAACATTGCTGTTAAATTTAAAGATAATGCAATATTGAATGAATTATTAGAAGATTATAATAATCTAAATATTATACCTCCAGAAAAATATAAAAAATTTATTAATGATCTTGAAAATCTTAATTATTTATGTGTTAGCACTGCAGTTCAATTTAGACATAATGCTTTAGTGTTCATTGATTTAACAAAACAAAAAATTATATATGTAAGATTTTTTGATAATTATGTTACAATAAGAAGAGGTGAAGTTTTAGGTTATCCATGGCATAGAGTATGTCAAAAAATGGTAAGAAGAATAATAGGAAAGCAAAATGATGAGTACACATCTATTATAGATTATTTGGCGTATTACAGAGAGAAAAATTAACAAAATTCAAAAACTTTTAGCACATATTAACATATAAAAATTAAAAAATGGCAATAAAAAAGCTCTCTCTAACAATAAATTGCTAAACGATAGCAATAACTATTAATTCTAATCTCTTTAATATATAAAGAAACCAATTAATAGTTATGGAAAAGGATTATAATTATGTGTATATTACCACACATATAATAACAAAAAAACAATATGTTGGCTCTCATTCTACATATAATATAGATGACAATTATTTAGGATCTGGTAGATACTTTTTAAGGGCTATAAAAAAAGAAGGAAAAGAAAAATTTAAAAGAGAAATATTAGAAGAATGTTCTAATATTTTAGAAGCTAGAGAATTAGAAGGCTTTTATATAGAAAAATATAATACATTATACCCTAATGGCTATAATTTATCTCCTAAAGGTGGAATAGGATTCAAAGGAGCGACACATTCAATACTAACAAAAGAAAAACAAAGTATTTGGCAAAAAGGAAAAACTTTTATTGAATTATATGGCGAAGAAAAAGCTATGAAAATGAAAGAAAAACAACGTCAAAAAAAAATAGGAACTACAACAAAAAGAAAAGGAAAAGGCCATAAACAGGAATTGATTGAAATATATGGTGAAATTGATGGTATATTAAGATATGAAGAATTTGTTAAAAAACAAAGAGAACAAAAATTAGGAAAAAAACAATCAATAGAAACAATAGAAAAACGAATGAAAAGTTTAGGAGATCCATGGAATAAAGGAAAAACTTATACTAATCATCCAAGAACTAAGGAGCAAATAGACTATATGTCTTCACAAATGAAACTAAGTTTTTACACCAGACTAGATTTAAATAAATTAATAATGATAAAAGAATCATATCATAAAAACGAATCATATTCAGAAATGACAAAGAAAACTGGGTATGCAATAAATAAATTAAAACGAATAATAAAAGAAAAATTATGGGAAATATCCGCAAACTCTCTCTAACAATAAATTCTTTCGACGCATCAGAATTATTAGATCCACTTATTAATCAAATTCGTGACCAAGTTGATCATGTTGCTTGTGTTTATCAAAAATTATCATATTGGAAAAACCCTATCGCAGAAGAGGATATGGAAGAATTACATCGTCTTAAGAAAATAGGGTTAGTTGATGAACTTATAGAATTCACTCCAAATTTTACAAAATATTCAAGAGAACAAGAATGTGATAAACGTAATATGGGAATAGAACTAATGAAACAAAATGGTTCTTCTCATGTGTTAAATATAGATGCGGATGAAGGTTATGATAGTGAACAGTTTAGATTTGCAAAAGAATTAATTAATAAAAAGGGCTATACTATTACATACTGCTCATATGTAAACTTTTACAAAGATTTTGAACATTATTTAGTGTATCCATTTCGGCCGTTTGTACCATTTATTCATTCTACATATTTTAAATATACATTTGATGGTCCAGCTCCAGGCCCAACAGATCCAACTCGTAGAATTAATAACCCACTAAATATAGGCACTTACTTATTCACTGATCAAGAAATAAGAATGGCCCATGCAGCTTGGATAAGAAAAGATATTAGAAAGAAATTAGAAAACTGGAGTGCCAAAAACTATTTCGAAAAAGAATTAATAGATAGAGCAGTTGATCGTTGGGAAAATTGGAAAGAAGGAGATGATGCTATAATGTTATTTAATGTACCTGAAAATAGAGTACATGTAAAAAAGATAGAAAAAAGATTCTTTAATATTCATATTCCATGGGTAGAAGAAAATAAAATAAAATAAAATAAAAAAAGGACCTTATGGGTCCTTTTTTGTTATTCTAAAATATCTATATCTTTTGATAAATAATTTTCTACACCTTCTTTAACAGATAACAATTTAGAATTAGCATCTGCATTGTCAAAATCAACAACATCTAGCATAGCTCTATATTCTGAATTATGTAATCTAGTGTATACTGAAGTTGTAGTTGGATCTAATTTTTTAAGTATATTATCATCATTATCTAATACAACAAAATAATTGTCCGTTCCCATAGCAGATTTGTTTATGGAAATAAGAGTTCCTGTTATTAGTTTATCTTCACGTTTGTTCAATTCTTTTCCTTGTACGGTTTCTCCAGCATAAATTTGTACTGCATCAGGATCATCATTAGATGTTGGTTTTTGTTGAAGAATACTATTTAATGGAATTATGTCATATGTATACATTGAATTATCTTGGCCGCCATACATAGAATTATGAAAACCACCTCTATTAACCTGTCCAAATCTGCCTCCTGGATAGATACGTTGTCCACCGCCACTCATACTAAAACTATTGCCAAGACCATATTCATTTATTTTAGTCTTTGCACATTTCATTAGTTTATCTTTATTAATATCTTTATTAGAGTATATTCCTTCCAAATTCCAAATTCCATTACTTTCATAAAGAAAAAATACAGGACTATTGTTTACAATTCCTCTATATGATTTTCCTTCTTCCAGCGTTATCCATTTTATTTTATGCATTGGTTCATTTATTTTATATATTTCATTGACTATTTTATCCTTTACCTTTGTTTTAGATAAAATATACTTCATGGAAAAATTTCTAAAGTTATGGTCGCAATGTAATTCAACAACTGATGGAGGAATTCCTATAAGAGATTCTAAGTGATTGTGTGAACAATTTAGCATTTCTAAACTTTTCATCTTCTTTAGACCATTAAGTGATTCTAATTTATTGTACGAACAATCTATGTAATCAGCTACTACGTTTTTTATTTCATCTAAATTTCTTAACAAATTATGATCTACATAATAATAGTAAGATTTAACTGAAATTCCTGATAATGATTGTAATTTGTTATAAGAACATGAATATCTACGAGGTACATCAGTAGGTGAGTATTCTAATGATGTTAATTCATTATGCGAACAATTGAAATCTCTACACCATGTTGGACAGCCTCTTAAAGTTTTTAAATTATTATAACTACAATCAAAAATTCCTGTTACTCTCCAAAAGTTTATGTACACAGGTAATTCATCTAAATTTTTGTTAGAAATAGACACATTATCCCACACATCAATGTTATAATGGTTATGTTGTTTCCAGATGTCATACTTAGAAATTCCTATGTCAGCCAACCATGTTTTTATTAGATATTCTTCTGATTTTTCATGACCGCCTATTCCTATAGAACCTAATCCAGATCCTTCTATATTTTGTTTAATCTCATTTATTGCACTCATTAGTTTATCATCATATAATCAATTTCAACTGGAAATGAATGTGGGTTAAATATATAAAATCCTGGCACTAAATTTTTTGTAGATGTGTTATCTTGGTCAAACGTGTTAACTTTTGCATATAAGTACCCTATTTTATCCCACATATTATTAACTGTTATATAATTAAGATAATCTCCTGCACAAATAGTTGTTGGTGTACTATTAGTTGCTGACCCTGTATCTACTATTTTTGTCACATAATCTGGGTTTTCCCAATAACTAAATGTATTATTCACATGACTAATATATAGCCACTTATCATAAGTTATTTGGTCTATAGGGTAGGTAGCTTTCAATACAACTCCAAGCATTGCACCATTAATATATTTTGCATATTGTATATCTTTAGATAAATCTTCTGTTACTGACCATGCCTCTGCCATATTATTTGATGATGCATCTGTATTTTGTAAGGTCACATTACTAACATTAAAATTATATCCGGGAGTATTACCAGTGAATTTAACTGTACTAGTGTCTATAACCATGTTAACTCCTATATTGATATTACCTAATGCTAAATCTACAGCATTTTCAATAGTAATTCCTTTATTTGGATCGCTAAATACCGTAATATCTGGTAAAATGACGCTTTTAAAATTTTCATTATATTTTATAGTAAATTGCGCGCTCATATATAATAGCGATGAGTCTAGTATAGAAAAGAAACTATTAAATGTTTGAGATCTATTACTAAGTTCTTTTGTTAGTCCTGGAATGTATGTAACTTCACCTGGTCCTAATATTTTTTTGTTTTGATCCCACGCAGTTACTTCTATTTGAATATCGCCCAAATTCATTAACTGCAAAATTTGGCTGCCGTTACTTACACCAACTTCTTTTTTTGGAAAAAATTGAAATATATTAGTATCAGATCCAGTACATGGGGCAAGCCCAGTTTTTAGATAATTATCATTTGAATTATTGAAGACATCTTTGATTGCCATTATTATTGATTTATTTTAATTTACATATGATAAAGTTTTTGTTCAGACCCACGTCTTACATCTAATCCTCTAAATTTCCCACTATTACTTATATCTATTATGGATTTACTTGCTTCTTTGAATTTTTTCCTTTTTATTAATTGAATAAAAGCAGAAGTACGTAATCCATCTATTCCAGCATTAAACGCAATTGATACCATAGCATCAAACATTCCTTGAGTTATTTGAACATTGTTTCCTTTTGCATCCCATTGAGCAAATATTCGTTTTACTCCATCTTCTGCTTTTTTTACATCTAAATCAAATAACTTATCAGCTAATTCTTTTGTTATTTTTTGCTTATACTTGTATTTTGAAGTTTTTATAGGTTCTGCATGACCCCATCCTATAGTTATTTTACCATCACCTTTTATTTTATACCCATGCAAAACTAACTTCTCATATTTTTTTATTGTATCTTTTGCTGCGATAGATGTAGTATAAGTATTTGCATCATTATATTTTTCTGCAATATCTTGTTTAACTTCAGGTTTTGCATCTTCACCATTTAATAATTCTTTGAAATAATGAACAATTTTATCTATTGAAGTTTCTTTATCATTAGATATTACATTTGCAACATTATTCTGATTAGCTTCATTGTTAAAAATGTTTTGATAAGCCTTATTTCCACCATATAATGTGATAAAAAGAATTACAATAATTTTTGCTAATCGTTTTCTATTGTGTAAATTTGATTCGGCGTTAAATCTTTTTATTAAATTAAGTAAAGCCTTCTTTTTATCTACTATCTTATTAATAGTGGAATTGATACTATCGCCTAGGCCTTCATTAATACCTTCTACTAAACTATCAATGATGTAATCATCATTATCTAAATATATTTTTTCAGTTACTAATTTAAAATGCATCAGTATTTTATTTTATATATTTCACAAAAAAAGAGTTGGTAATTACCAACTCTTTGTATTATTTAAAATTCTTATCTATTACATTGCCAGAAGCATCATATGTGGTGCTTAAAACATTATCACTATTAGGTGGTGCCTCATTAGGCACTGTTTGTGTATTAGATGCGCTCTGATCAATTATTGTTGGTGTTATAGGTGTTTCTATATCATTCTTGTGTGCATCACTCTGCATTGTCTGAATTAGTTCTGACCCTCTGGATAATTTTTTAATTGAATCTAAATCTCTTACAGGTTTAAGATTAATATTTTTACCCTTTATTTCAGTTTTTGGCTTTTGTTTTTTCGCTCTTGAAGCTCTTGGTTTAGAAGGTTTTTTGGAAACAACAGGAACCACAACTTCAGGAACAACTTCAGGAACAACTCCCGCTTCAGATTCTCTTTCATGTTTTATTTCTTCTACTAAATCTTCAATAACTTGTTTTAATGAATTTTTTGCATCAGGTAATTCATCAATGGCAGGCTCTACTCCATCTTGAAGATTTTTGTCTAGATGAATATGTTCAGGAATAGGTTCATCTGATGTTGATTGAATTGACTGTGGTTCTTCATCTTTAAGTTTTAAATTATCAGCAACTAATGCTGTCATAGATAATGCAATAATTGGAAGAATTCCACCAGTTATCCATGCTATAATTATTTTAAACATTTCGGTATTAGTATTAGCAACCCAAAATAATATACTTTTTTGAAAGTATGTAAAATCAATACTATTCGTGACCGATATGTATTTAAAAGAACTAACAACATTTCCAACTATTTGCAACCCAGTAAGAAGAAACATTATAGACCATGCTAGCCAATTATTTTTATTTTTTGTTAATAATAATGAAAATAACACACTCGCTTGACCTATTTCTGCAACCAAAGATAAAATTATAGATAGCCATACCGCGTTTGCAATATTAAAAAAAGTTATACTATGATAAAATGATACAAATGCGGTTGCACTGTATAATATAATAAAAGTTACTATGAGCCATTTATATAATCTATTATTGTTTTTCATTGTAACTTTTATTTTTCTACCTTAACGGTTGTATTTTTTGTTATCTTTTCAGCCACACTTTGAACAGCATCAGCTCTAAGATTTGCAGCCTCTTTATAAACATTGGCTAAATCTAATCTGGATTTTAATGATTTTATTGTATCATTATTAAGTTGAATAATTGTAGTCAGAGAATCTTTTAATTTTAATGATTCTGACTTCATTGAATTCGTTTCCATTTGCCTATTACAACTTTGGAATGATTTAAATAAAAATAGGATAAAAAATACAATAAGTATTTGTCTAGTGTACTTTTCAAAAAATTGTTTTAGTTTCATAATTTAGAATTATTTTAGATTTTAGTTATTTAAGTTTAAGATAAAGGACCCTTGAGGGTCCTTTATCTTATATTCTATATATTCACCTAAGATACAGAAAATATGCATTATATGATTTCGTTTAAATGTCTATTGGCAGATTCCATCCTCGTATTAAGTGCGTTTAACCTATTTATTAACACATCTAGTTCATCTAAAAAATTATTTGGCGCTTTGGCTAACTCATTTTCCGTTTCTGCACATAATTCTGAATATGAGGATATTGCATACAATTTTTTATCAGTGTATTCTATGTTTTCGTCCAATCTATTTATAGCTTCTCTAAATCGCTGTATAAGTGAGCTCGAAACACTAGCCTTTTGATCACAACCCGGAGCATCACTGTCAAAGCTAGATGATTTTTGTTGATAATATTCTTTTGGCATATTAATTTTAGTTAATTTTATACTATTTCACTTAAATGTCTGTTAGAAAACTCTAATCTTTGAACGAGATTGGTTAATTTATCCAATGCTATGCTTAATTCTGCCGTTACAGAATCGTCTATATCCATTGGTTTTTTGGAATCTGATTCGCAAGCTTCTGGTTCGTCATACCTCAATATTTGCTGAAGTGAGTTGTTGAGGTTATATAAGTTATCATCAAATTTTGCGATCAGTGAATTCAATTTTTGCTGAACACTTGATAGAACTGTATTTCTTTCGCATGATTTTTCACATGGTACAGAATTTTCAGCCCTCTGTGATTTTAATTGTGAGTAATTTGCCGGCATATTATTAGTTATTAATTGGTTCATTTTCTGTTTCATCTTCTTCAGTTGGCAATTCTACACCATCTTCTCTTTCAAGATAAAAACCTTGTTGCATAGATACCCATCTATCATAAGCAAATTGAATGTCTTTTAATTGAGCTCTTGCTTCATCTAATTTATTTGAAACTTGCTCCATTATATACATATAAAGTTCGGCTAATTGTTCAATAGCTAATGCACTTTTTAATCCAGTACCTCCTGGGTTAGATAACATAAACATTGTAAACTCTAATGCTTGATAGCCTAATTTAAATGGTGTAGGTTCTTTTTGAAATTCTACTAATTTTGTTTGGATTTCATCATTTAATTTAATGACTCCCATCCAACCATTTTTTGTCCAAAATACATATTTGTCCAAAAATTCTACAAAGAATTTAAAAACATCTGATGCTTCATCAACAGTTCCAATTTCATATTCTTTCTCATTAAATTCTAATGCGGCCGATTGATATTCTGTTTCAGCTGCGTTGACTTCTTCTGGTGTTGGTTTATTTTTATTAGCTTCTAATGTTGCCAGCAATTCTTCAGCGGTTACCATCTTTCCATCGACATTAGCTACTAATTCTGCTTGTGGAGCAACAATACCTGCTGCATCATCTTCGTTTCTTACTACTTTCATCATATTTTATTTTTTATTTAATTTTATATTGATAATAATCCTAATGAATTATTTATTTTATGCCACTCTATTGTTAAAGTTTTAAATTTTTCCTTGTATTCTTGAAGTTCTGCTCCAGAACATTCAATTTCTTGAAGTATATCAGATTTTGTATTAACACATAATATTGACGAAGCATTTACAACTATTCCCTTTTCTTGAAACATCTCATCTAATGCTAAACAATACCCGCCTAATTGACATTTATATTTGTATTCTTTTACAGAATCCTTTTTTATATAACCACCGCTTGTCTTAAAATCTGTAACCTTTGGCCCATGTACTCGTTCTTTAAACAGAATATCGGCCTTTCCTCTATAAAATAATTTTTTAGAATGAATTCCTATTTCAGTCCCCATAAGATCAGTATATTCTGATGGAAAATCTGAATAATAAAATTTATAAAATAAATCTCTTCCTTCTATTATTTTATTTTCTGGAATGCCTTCTTCTTTTAGACGAGGAGGTGTTATTGTTTGTGCAGTTGATAAAGCAACAGATACATCTTTTGTTTTAAAATAACTATTAACAAATACTTCAATAAACGCATGCATTGCAGTACCTCTATATCCAGCTTGCTTCATTATTTCATCTACTCTTTCTTTTCCCATTGATGCAATCCATGCTTCAAATTCTGGATCAGGTATAAGGCTTAAAATGGCAGATACCGAGGGTACTTTCATTTTATAATAAGCTTCTGGCAATCCATGACTACCATTAAACCATTTTATATTTTCTCTGTCAAATGCCATTTTTAGATGGGTATTAAATTAATGTTGATAAAAACTTAATAATATCATTACCCCATAACGCAACTAATGCAACAGTTAATGAAATTAGTGCGAACCATTTTATTACCCAGCTTAATGAGAGTTTATTGAATGCAAATCTATACATTATTAAATATGTAAGAGTTGGTTCATTTTTATCATTATAGAATTGGTTTATTTCAGGAACTAAACATTCAGCAAACCCTAATTCTTCATCTAAATATAGATGTAATGGAGCAAGTGATTCTACTAAGCGTAATTGCTTTACATTGTCAGGCAAATTTGCTTCACTTTGATCTAAATCATAAGTAAAATATATGCTGTAAAAATAACTGGTTTTAAGATTCCATTTATTGAACTTAGAATCTTTTATAGATTTTTCTTCTTTTATGGCTTTTACAAAATCTGTGTAGTTTTTAATATCTACTATTACTTTATATAAACCCCATGTTTTTGGTTTAAATATACTCATTATGCTTCATATTCTAAATAAGAATCAACTAAACTTGGATAGTATTTTTTAACACTATCTTCAATATCTTTTCTTGCCTTTCTTAGGCGAGTTTTTACTGTAGAGAGATTCCAGCCTAACATATCAGCAATATCATTAAGTTGTTTTTGATTGACTTCACGTTCTATCATAACAGTTTTATATGGTTCTTCTAATTCATTAATTGCAGAAATTGAAGCATCATATAATTGTTTTATTATTTCTTCACCTACTGGCCCGTATAATTCTGTTTCCATTTCAATTAATGGGGTATGATCTAATAAAACTTTAGAATTGGCAGCAGTTAAAGTATCATGTGATACAGTTTTACTAAGAGTTCTTAATTGTCCAAGGGCTTCATTTTTCGCAATTGCATATATCCATGTAGAAAAATTAAACTTGCTATCATATTGATCAATTTTTTCCCAAGCTGATATAAATGTTTGTGAAAGAATTTCATTAATAATATCTCTATCTTGTATGTATTTATATACAAAACTATACAATCCTGGTTTTATTCTATCAATAAGAATAGTATACGTTGCGTTATCTTTCTTTTCAATAAAATCCAATGCGATATGTTGTACTGATTTAATAAGTCTGGCCATATTTTTATGTGTTATTTTAAATTTATAATGTACTAATGTGTTTACTATGCTTTCCTAAATTTGATTCTCTTATTTTATTCTTTGTTTTTTCTGACATAGATTTTCCCAAGTGAGCATCTCGTAATTTTTGTTTTGTTTCTTCTGTTCTAACTTTGCCTTTATTACCTTTTCCTATATTGGCTCTATGATTTTCTGATAAATGTTGACCAAAATATGGATGATTTTCTCCACTGATATTTTTATTATGAACTAATATTTGTTCTGATGTACGTCGCTGAGTTGTATATTTTCCACATAAGTGTTTTCTATGTTCTTCAGATTTAGGTTTATTAGTTAAAGCAAGCTTTATTTTTTGCTTCGTTTCTTCTGATGAAGTTTTCCCAATATGAGAGATGGAATTCAATTTTTTGTGCTCATCTGAATGTATTTTCCCAACATTTTTTCCTTTCATAGATATAGCAATTTTTAGTTTGCTATCTTCACTCATAATATGACCATCCCCAATACCACCCGATGGACTTAAATTATATCCATTAGGATTTAATGTATTAAATTGATGAATATATTTTGATTGAGCGTCAAACGCTTCTTTTTTTGTATCAAAAAATTCTAAAATTTCTCTTTTGAAATTTTCCCTTCCATATTTAGATATGGCATTAGAAAAATATGGGTGACCTGACCCCAAATATTTTTTAGAATAAGATGATTCTAAATTATCTGTGGAATGGTCACCAACATATTGTTTTTGATTTATTAAATTTGTAGTAATATATACAAAATTAAATTTCTTTTCTTTCATATAATTTTCTACAAATACATTTAATCTTCATCCGTGATCTGAATCACATAATCGTTAATATTAGAAAGAAGTTTTTCTACTTTAACGTAAGGGAATTGGCCGATAGCATTTATGATCTGAACTAAGGTTTGATGATCTAACACATCTACTGCTATAGCATTAACTAATCCAGCAATTTCATTAAAAGGTCTGTCTCCAATAGCTTGTAAAACTGCTTGTTTAAATTCGGGCTTTACTTTATAGGATGGAACATATGCTGCTGTTTCTACTCCTTGAGTTTGATCTACTTCGTCTTTTTCTAATTTTTTCATTTGATATTTATTTTAATTTATTATTTATATGAATAATTTGATAATAGTTTTAATTATTAATAATACAAATATAACCACCTTAGTATGTTATGGTTTTTTAATTTTATTAAATTTTTGTTAATGCAATCCACCCATTTTTATAATACCAGTCTAATTTAGATTGTAAATCTTTTTTAATTATCATGGAATCACTAGTAACAACAAGGGATTTTGTTCTATATTCTACTATTGTAATGAACCATTCATCAGGAAAATCATCGGTACATATTAGAACCGTATTTGGAGAATGAGCCTTACATAATTGTAATATTGATTTATATGAAGAATAATGAGAAAGTTTTACTTCTTTTTTTTCTTTTTTTGGTTGAAACATAAGTTAATTTTTAGGAAGATAATTAACATATGAATTAAAAATATCGCCGGGTGTTTTATCGAAGCAATCAATTATTTTATACTTATCAACATGATATCCTGCTATATTTTCTAAATTTAGATATGTATGATGCACTCTACGTTGTAATTCAAAATCATCTTCATGTATATCAACTTTACCTGCCAAATAATCTCTATCAGATCCAACTCGCGCGGATGCTAGTCTAGTTTCTATAATTTCAATTGGAACATTTAAAAATAAACAAAGATCATGTTTAGGAAGTTTCAAAAATTCAAATTCTAATCCTAATATCCAAGTTATTATGTCATACGCTTCCTGAGAATCTATTTTAAATTTAGATGCTTGGTA